ACCGTACCCTCACCGCTGTAAGAGCCAATCTCTACCGCCTTGCCAGTTGCGCCTTGTTCGTTAGCCCATTCACAAAGATGTTTTAATCCTTCCGCTTGGAAGGCGTCCCGCATTACTGGAACTTTCAACCAGCCATCGGTGCTGGTGCTTGGCCTTGCATTGCTTCAGGTTGCAGTTGTTGCACCTGTTTCGCTTGAGCCTTACCTGCATCACGAAGCTGTTTCTGGATAGCGCGGGATGTATTTGGGTCAACCTGTTCCAAGGCTGCCAAATGCTGTTGTAAGTGTGCCATCAGAACTTGCATTGCACTCTGATCGACCTGCTGTTGTCGGCTTTGAGCAGCTTGGTTAAACGCGAAGAGAACGGATATATGCGCTTTGTGATCATCGCTAGGCTTGATTGCGACTGGGAATCCAGTTGCAAGCATAGTTGCGATTTCAGTCGCCTGATCTTCAGCTTGATCGCCAGAGGCTGCGTTCGGATCTTGGAAGAGTCTGCGGACCAACGATGGATCGTCTTGTTCAAGCACTGACTTTACAAGTTCGCCTTGGTTAATGAAAGGATTATTTTGGAACATCTGCATCCGAGATACAGATTTCTGCAATGCAAACTGGCGGTTGATGAAATCCAACCCACCCTTCGGCTCAATCGAATACTCATCGTGAATACCATCTGGAGGCATTGATCCTGTCTCTTCTGCATAGCGATACATCAAATCTTTCTTGTTGTACTGCGTGTAAAGCGACCAGCACTGCTTGAAGAGGTGGGCTAGGCCCATTCGGAACATACGATTGCGTAAATCGCCAGACGCTGCTGCCTGCGACTGCAAGGCTTGAATTTCGGTTGCAGTTTTGCGATCCGAAACTTGGAACTGCGAGCCAGCACCAAAGTCTGGATTGCCCATTCGCTGCTCGGAAAGCAGACGCTCTTCGAGCATCAGTTTCTGAAAGTCAAATGGAGGCTGGCTAAACTGAACTGGCTTCAAGCCTTGAGGCAGAATCTGCCCAGGCTGCATCTTCAGGTTCGATGTGTTCAGCGAAATCGGATTCTGTGCTTCAAAAACTGGGCGGTTGGCAAGCTCCACATAGTCAGAGAGACTATTTTTTAATTTATTGAGGAGGTTCTCATTCGGGAGGAGGATTTCGGCCACACCTCGTGGACTGTACCAACCGCCACCAGTAACTTCATAGGGGAAATCTACAAAAGGTGGTTCACCATGACGATAGGGCAAAACAAATGGTTTGCGAACATCTTCAGTTACAACAAGCGGGCTATACGTTTCGACCTTCCATCCTTCTTCAGAAGGTGTGTACATCTCCCAAAGAATGATACGATCATTCTCAGCTTCTTGAGTAATTCCTTCGCGTCGATAAATCTCGTCTTGAATCTCACTTCGTAGGCCCACCGATTTGGAGGGTTTACCCGAAATGGTTTTGATAAACTCGTCGTCCTGCTTGTAAAGCGGATTTGCCTTATAGGAATCGACGCTTGTCGATACGATGTGTACGATGAAATCTGCATCCTTAAACTCCTTTGTGTACGCTGGAACAATAATGTGGAAAGGGTCAATGGCCTCGAAGTCGATACGCTTCTTGTCCTCGTTCCAGATGATCTTGGCAACCCCACGTCCGTAGAGTAGGATGTTGTCGATTACGGAAACAATCTCTTTCTGGAAGTTTGTCTTCTCCCGCATATTGTAATCAAACCAACGCTCGGCAGACACGGTCAGCGGTGTCAACTGCTGGCGCATCGGAACGAAGCTGGAAAGAATGTCATTCCCAATTGCGCTGTTGACGAAGCTGGGTTTCAGTTTCTCAATCGCTGTGTCAATTAGCTGAACGTGAAGATCGGCTGCTGTAGGCCAAGGCTTGACCTTACGGCGAACACCAAAGTAACGAGCTTGATAGAACAACCGCTGGCGGTTCTCCCAAGTTTCGCGCTGGTTGAGCGAGTCAATAATCCGAGAATAATATTCTGTTCTGCGACTATCTTTAGCGTTCATTTGTTGCGCTCCACTTTAAGTTCATAAGAAAGATCGTTGACTGCATTCAAGGCTTTCCTAGCCCACTCGCGAGTGCCAGGTGTGCCTCTGCGGATTTCGGTATAGGTAGGATCTTTCATTAGCTCCTCAACTATCCCCGTTGTGTGAGTCACTGGTGTCGTTGTTGCGCAACCACCAAGACTCACCACGCAGATCACGCTCAATAGCATCGCGGTTATGTTTCCACTCACCTTCGATGTTTTGTACTCGCTTGTCTTTCCAACCTGGAATGATGCGAAACACGGCTGCGATGATCTCAAGGATTGCACGCAGCACAAAATATTATTTAATATTAAGTCCGACTGTCTTTAGAAAGTTTACGATCTTTTCCAAGAACGTATCGTCTGCTGGGGTCGGTGTAAGTTTAACAATGATGCGAGCAGCGAGAACGATGCCACCGACAGCGGCTACGATCTCTTGCCAGTTTGAAGTAATCCAATTCCAGATGTTCATAGTTTTATCCTCCTGCGTCAAATCCAGACATGACGGGGTCGTGTGCCACCATCATTTCCTGAAGTGACTTCCAAGTTGGACGTTCTATTTGGAAAGTCAAGTCCAAGCCGATATTAGCACCACTTACGCATAGTGCCAATGCATCAGCCCTGTCGGGAGAGGCTATGCCCCTGGCACGCATCGAGTCCTTGGACTCTACGCCAAGCTTGCCCTTGCTGTTGGTGATTGTACGCCTGCAAGTCAGTTGGGCGGTCAAGTCCTCGTCGTCTTCGGGTAGGATGATTTCGGCGTCCTCAATCTTCTTTGCCATGTTGTACCACATCTCGGCTGATCTGTTGGTATAGGCGTTGTTGTCATATGCCGTAGCTCCAAAATTCACCCTATTTACAGCCCATCCTGACTCAGCCAAGGCATCGCACATAACCATGCCCATGCCACTCGCGTCAGCGTAGATGTTGTTGGCTTCCAGCCCAGCCTTCTTAAACTCGACTATAAACCTACCTACGGCTGCCATCGTGTCTTTCTCGCGCCAAGCAATCATTGGAAGGATCTTGTTGCCGTCACTTATACAGATCACGTTCTGATCTCCACCAGCCGCAAAGTCAACGCCTGCTGTCCTTACACCTGGCTTAAATCTAGGTGGCGCGTTGTAGCAGTTTTGAAGCTTGTTTAAGTTGATGACTAGGCTCTCGGCTCCTATGTCAACAAACTCGCCATAGATCATGGAGCGAGTCAGTGGGTGCTTCTCACCGTAACGCTGGGTTATTTCGTCAATCTGCTTCTGCGTAATATGTGGGCAGTCAAACGCTGTGACTGCGTGCTTGCTCCACATATTGGCTTCCTTGGTGAACGCTCGATAGAACGCACCGCTAGTTCCACCTGGGCTGGATGCGATTAGCAGCCTAGTTGGTTGACATCGGCTGATAGCCTCAAACAATGGGTCGGCTACGGTCTTGGCTTCGTCTACCACCATCAGCAATGGATGGTATTCGTGGTCCTCTGCGTGCCAGCCTTCAGCACGCCCAGGGTCGGTCGCTGAGTAGCCTATAATGCGTGATGTATTGCCGTTAGGGTGGAGGTAGCGGATCTCGCCAGATGTGACTTCCCACGCACCGCCAAGCTTGGCAATGTGATTGCGCAGGCTAGGCCAGAGTTGGCTTTCGACTTGGCGGAAAACGCCTGCCGTGGTTACAGCTATCGAGCGCGGGTAAACGAGCGCGTGCCATATCAAAATAGCCGAAATGACGGTGCTGGTCTTGCCAGAGCCGTTGGCTGCACGTAGGGCTACGCGACAGTCCTTAGACTCTAAATCACGCAGTACCTTGCGTTGCCAGTCATAAAGATTGATACCAAGGACGTTAGATGCGAATGCTGCTGGTTTGGATAGGTCTAGCAGAATTTCTTCTTGGCTACGCTTGGGAGGCTTTGGCATTGCTAATGTTTAAGATCTCTTTTTATTTTGAGCCAGAATAATTTGGGGGGGTTTATGCGTATTAAATGGGGGCTGGGGGAGTGGCAGGGGGCGTGGTGGTGTACTTGGCCAAGCTTTCTTTCCTCGGCTTGCGTCTTCTCATTGCTATATGCCTAGTCTTCCCAGAAACTTTTATTGTTGGAGTGACAATAGTTTGCGTATCATCTGTCGCACAATAGCTATTGTCTCGAATTGGTAGGACTGGTTTGACCTCAACTGCTTTAGCATCAATCACTTGCGTCTTCTTTCTGCCCGCAATCCCAGCAAGAAGTGAGGCTAAGTTTCCGCTGATGCCGTGGGTGACATCCTGTGTAACATTCAGCCGCGCACTTGGTTGCGCCCAATTGTATCCACGCTCCAAAATCCAAGCCTTGGCCTGCCATGACTTTTCGCCCGCAAGCTGTATATCCTTTAGA